TATTAGGGACAGTCCCGGCCAAGGGGGGTTGGGCATCCTTCTTATATTACCCCCCCCGCGTCCCCTACCAGGCGCGTGGATCATTGCAACCTGGACCAACTTATCGTGCACCGGCAGCACTCCATCTTCGACGACCGACCCATCCAAACCGATCGACTAGTGCACGACCCTGCACCCCTGTGTCATAGGTCGCAGGTAATTTACACCCGAAGGTGGGACGTAGATGCTTAAACACGCTTATTAAAACCCTGGCAGCGGCCAGGGGGTGAAACAAGGTATTCCGCGCTAAGCCCGCCAAGAGGCGGGCACACTGGTGGCCAAATCTGCACCATGCACGCGCACGGTGCCGATGTGGCACATATCCGCCCATTCCCGGTCAGTAAAGTCGCCAGCGCATACGCGCATCAGGCGCTTCCACTTCGCGGGATCACCGCACTCGAATCCCGGCATAGGCACCGCGCGCGCCACCTTCATATCTGCATCCGGAAGGTGGCCGCTGGTCGCAAGCACATACTCGCGCACCTTTTCGGCGCTCACATCTACACCGCCAGCGTTGTCGTCGTACATGGCCTGCATAAACGCGTGCATCGGCTCCACGGATTTGAAGCCCTCAGCCAGCGTCGCTGCGAAAACACGGATGCACGTCTTTAACTCTTGAGGCGTCACGTTCGTCGTCGTCCACGACTTCGTCTTAATGAAACGCTTCACCTCAGGTGTCATCACGATGTTGCCACCGTCGTACACCGCCTCACTGTCGCACAGCAGCACCTCGTATCCGACAAAACGCAAATAAGTGTCACCATCCAAAGGCTTCCACACCAACTTAGCCTTCCACCCCCACCTTGTGAAGAAGTCTGCGACTGGGCACGGCTCACCGTCCGCAGCCCAGATCTTCTCCTCAAAGCGACCGGCTGTGTCGTCGCCTTCGAACGCCATGCACGCCATGAATTTGCGCCTTACCGCTTGGCCCTTCACGAACACCATCTCCTTTGTCCTGGGCGAAACGTAAAACATGCGCGCTCCCCTGAACTTAATCAGAGTATCAAGCGCGTCAGACACAAACTCCGCGTCCACCAAGAATGAGAACCACGCCACGAGGTTCTGGAAGAAGTTGCCCGAGCTCGTAACCCGGTCGCCACTCTCCCTCATGGTTTGATGAAGCTTGATCCTTACGGACCGCTTCTCGCCGGTGCTGTCCCTGTAGGTCATGCGCCAAGTGGCACACTTGTCGCGATCATTGACCACGCGATCGAACAGCAACTCACCGCTGTCCTCCACGCCGATCAAACGCGCCAAGTGGCGGAAAACTTCCTGCTCAACCTGTTTCAACGGTTCGGATATGCCGAACTCGAACGCGGTCAAGTCGTTCTCCACGAACCTTGCACCCTTCCTCATCTTGGACATGTTCTTCACAATCTCCTCGATGGCAACGTGCTTGCTGCGGCCCTTGATGGATCCGCTCCTAAACACGTCGAAAAGGATGTGCTCAAAGACATAGGCGACTTTAGCCAATGCGAACAGCCTGGTCTCACCGTGATTCGCGATGGGCCTTGGCTTGTTCTTAGCTGTCACCTCGCTCTTGACGAAAGCTTTGATCACCGTGTCGTAACCCACCCCGTCGGATGACAACGCAGCGTTCATCGCTTCAATCTCTGCCTGCTCTGCCGCCTCCTGCGTCAGCTTCTTTGGCAAAGCAGATTTGCGCACCGACTCAAACTCTCGCAACGCGACCTTAACATTCTTGGCCGTGAACACTTTCTCCTTCAGCTGATCAACAAACAAGTCACGGGTCTTCGCCTCTGAAACGTAGGGATTGTGATTTCCAATGCCTATGTTGCGAAGATCGTGTGCCTGCTGCAAATTCTGAGGATTGTTTGAGTGCAAGTAGTTGGCTGCTTCGGTCAACTGCGGGAACCTGGCCACTGCCGTCCTGTTCCCGCTCGCCGCGCCGCCCTCCAATCCTGGCGGTTCAACCAACTCCGGGCGGTCACCCGGTGCAGCTGTCGTTGTGCTGTGCAATAGCCCGCCTTCCACGTAGGCGCGCTGTTGCTCCTCAACAGCTGTAGCAGCGTTTGCCTCGGCCAAAGCCTCGGCAGGTGTTGGCTCCGCAGGGCGCACAACGGCCTCTGCATTGCCAGGGAACAAGAAGCGATCCTCTCCTTCATTCCCGCCAGGTGGGCCTGCATCATCTGCCTCATCCTGGTCTCCGAGTGGTCGGCCGCCATTGACGGCCACCCGCACTCCGTTGAACCCCAAATCGTCGTCATCATCATCTGCGCCAATATAGAACCGCTGCGTGACCCTTGCGCGATCAGCAGGCGTGTCCCATGCCTTCCATGCGGTAGGCTCGCGACAAATGCCACAAAACGACGGCAACACCCTTGCGGCCGCACGCCTGCCAAAAGTGTAGCCTGTGAAGACCAGTTCATCGACCACGGCAGCGTGTCCTACGGTGAGGTACGCGCGCCTGCGGAAATCATCCCTGGCAGCACATTCGAGGTTCACAAGTTGGAGGTCTGCACACGAAGGTTTAATGCCCCAAGCAATACTGGCCTGGTGCTTCTGAGCGAAACTGGTCGCGTCAGCAATCAACCCCGTGGGTAAACACACACGCACGTCAACTTCGTTCGGCCACTTGAACATGGTGTTGTTGCACCTCTTGCAAGTACGGCTGATTGTCATGTGACGATACATGTGGTCCTCACCGCTACGTGGATAGCGTAAGAACTCCAACTCAGCATGATGACAGTTGGAGCAGACTACCGGGAAACAGCTCCCGAAGCGCTCACTTGCCAACATACCGCCCGAGCTTGTAGTACGTTAAAACGCAGTGGCTTTGGGTTGCCACACCACTTTGGTAACTCTTAGCGACACAGTGCACCTTGAGC